TTGCTCAAACACGATGGCTTCAGCCTTTCTGTCAAACGTCCTGCGGATGCGGCGTCCTGCTGCCCCGCGCGGTCTAATGTCCACCATATAGCGACCATCATCGAGCTTCTTAATCGACATAAGAAAGCCCTCCGGCGCAGTTATCACTATCTTGGTAACAAATAGTGAAAATGTAATGCTTATAAAGTGTTAGCCAGTCTGTTTCCCGGATTGGTCTGATTCCGTTGATTCTGGCCCAATGTGCGCGAGGGCCGGTGCGATCTGACCAGCCTGGGGCGCAGTCTTATCGGTCATCAACCATAGGGTGTATTTTTGAAGCTGTGAGGTGTTCGTGATCTTCAGCACGACCCCTAACCCTGGCTCCGCATGCCCGCCCTCATAGTTTTTTAAAGTACTTAATGCCAGCCCGCTGATTTCACAGAACTTTACTTGCGTTAACCCCTCCGCCTTGCGTATTGCCCTAATTTTTTCAGCTATGTTCATTTGACATGGTTCCTACCTTGAGACTATATTCTCCCAAAAGGTCTAAAGGTTAGAACCTTTTTGGGCGTGAGTTCCAGCCGCTAGAACGTTTTCAAACGGTTTAGAAAGGGCTGGATCTTACGAGATTAACACGAGCTAACAGGAGCGTGAACGATGGAAGCGAGCGATTACGCGATCAAATATCCGCTTGATGCTGTCCATGTGGAGAAGTTCGCCGAGCTGATCGGCAAACCAAAGTCCGCCGTGGAGGAAATGATCAAGGCAAGAAAGCTGCCGGTGATTGAGTTGCGCGACCCAACCAAACCGAATGCCGCGCGGGTGAACGCTGGGTGTATATCCCTGAGTTCAACCGGGCAGTGCGTGAGGCGTATTACAACCGCCCGGTAGAACAGCGTGATGCCTGGTTGCTGTGGATGGGGCTTTGATGCGAACTGCTTCAGGGAGTGGATACATGAAAAGTGGAATTAGCGGAGCGGTGTCGCATCTGAATAGTAAAACCAGCCTTTATCGTGGCTTTACTATTCTGAAGCTCCCACGCAAAAAACCATACAGCCGCCAGCGTTATCAGATCACGCATAGCGGCCATTACTTCGGGATTGACTTTGCATTAGCTGAAGCGTGCAAAACGATAGACCGAATTATTAATAAAAACCGCTTTATTACTCATTAATCACAAGGTGTAGCGATGAGCACTGAAAACATCCCTTCAATTGCCAGCCTGCTGAAGCATGGATGCCAGGTCACACATTTCAGGAATACACGCGGTTGGATTGAAACTCCTGACGGGCGTTTCTTTAAGCCGGAACCTAATAAGGTTCGTTTTATAAAAGAAATGAACAGACCTTTTATTTATACGCAGAAAATAAATAAAGGGATTGTCGCCGCGCTTGCTAACGCGATTAAAAAAATCCTGTAGTCAAAGGGGCCATTATGTTTACCGAAGAGAAAACATCGTGGGAACGTGAAATGCTGATACGCGAAGCGGTGGAAAGCGCAGAGCAGGGCTTCACTGTACACCTGAAGAACGGCGCTCGCGTTAACGTCACCGCTGACAGCCCGTCGATTGACTTAATTATTTACGGTCTGGAGAAAACAATTCGCGGTAATCATGAGCGTGCGCGAATGACGTTTATCGACTTTTTGTATTACTGGCACGAAAGGTTATTCAAACAGGTTAAAAGAAAACCGCGCCCCAACCACTAATTAACCAGCGTTAAAAAATAACGGCATTCATTTTGCCGGGGCTTCGTTTTGCCTTTTTCAGGAGGTCGCCATGTCGATCAAGTCAATAAAGTTGGAAAGCGGAATAAGTGATCCGGAGTTTATGCAAATAAACACCGATGCGCGCATAAGTGAGCGCGCCCAATTGTTGGGGCTGCTTCGCATCTACATGGGCTTACTGAAAAAGGAAAGCCTCACCCCGGAAGAGATTTATTCATCAGTCGAGCGGTGGATCGTCAACCGCGAATTAACCAATAACGAGGGTAACAAGCAATGAATAACGTAATGTTAGACATTAGAGCCTTAGGTGAATACTACGATTCCCCACTTCTCGCCATTGAGTGTGTTTTCTTTGAGCCATCAACAGGGAGAATTGGCCCGCAATACTATCGCGCTGTGGATTTAAGTAGAGCCGAGAATATTGATCCCGCTGCGGTAATTGAGCTTCTGAAGGAGGATTCACACCAGCGTGCTGAGATCGTGAACGCCTCGTGCTCTGAGTTTGATGCTATAGCGCTTTTTTTTGACTTCATCCGTCAAAACACCGACCAGCATTGTGATCCGTCATTTTGGTCGAAAAGACCGGCGCTCGTATCGCAATGGCTGATTCATACCAGCAGGAGGCATAAGCTCGGTTCTTTTTTTGTTCCGTACCTCCCATGCTGCCTCTCAACTTTGATTTCAGTGGCCGGCGTCACTGGATACACCCCGCACCCTCGGCGCTCTTCTGCATCCTACATGCTGACCGATGCCTTTTATCAAGCTGAGCAGGTTTGCGAGATCTGGCAGCGCCTGACTTCCCCACACCTCGAATCTCTGTGAGGGCATGATAATGATTAAGTCACCGATAAAATGGGCGGGTGGTAAAACTCGCGTCATGCCGCAGCTGCTGAAACACCTACCGAAAGCTGATTGCTTGATAGAACCATTCGTTGGCAGCGGTACCGTATTTATGAATACGGAATACCGCCGCTATGTTCTCTGCGATAGCAATCGCGCGCTGATTAACTTCTTTCTTCAGTTGAGGGATGACACAGATCGCCTGATCGCTGTTGCCCGGGATATGTTCAAGCACGGCAACAGTAAAAGCTGGTATTACGGCGAGCGTGACCAGTTCAATACTCTGGCATGGGATGACTCGGAAAGGGATTGTTACGCGACGTTGTGGGCAGCGTCTTTCTTGTACCTGAATCGTCATTGCTACAACGGCCTCTATCGTACGAATAAAGCGGGCGACTTCAATGTCCCGTTTGGCAGCTTCAAGGCTCCATATTTTCCAGAAACTGAAATGCGCATGTTCGCCGAAAAGGCGCGGGACACTCACGCAATCTTTCTTTGTAATGACTTTCGCACCTCTATTCCTTATATCGCGAAGAACAGCACGGATTCGGTCATTTACTGCGATCCGCCATACGTGCCGACCAGTAAAACCGCCAATTTCACCGCATACGGCAAGCCGTTCACGTTAGATGACCACCGCGCGCTTGTTTCAACCCTGCTTGATGTTAATCGCCAGCACGGCACGCGCTCGGTGATCTCCAACAGCGATACACCAGAAACGAGCGAGATCTATTCCGCTTTCAATCTCCACGCTTTCAGCGTCCGCCGCTCTGTTAGCGCCAAAAGCCGCGATATGGCTGGCGAGGTAATTGGCGTTCTACGTGTGTGTGATGGTTGCGGCCGTTCTGGTGGTGGTTGCTGCCCGGACTGCGGCCAGGTGATGGGGAACTCCACCTACAACGCAATGGCAGTAACGGGCGCTTTTGACGATCTGGGGGCTTTCTGATGGCTGTCAAAAAAACGCACGTAGGCACCCTCATAACCAAAGACGGCCCGAAGCTCAAGAGGCTGCACGCAACGGAAAAAATGTGGGTGGTCGGCACTAACGAGCTTTACCACAAAGAGACGGGGCGCCGTCACTTTGCGGAAAACACCCGCCGTCGGCTGCTTCTCGAATCAATTCGCCCAATTCAGGAGGCTAATCATGGTTACCGAAATTGACGCCGTGGTCACTCGGGTGATCGAGTGCTGGCCGATTAACGACTTCTGGATGGTGGAAGTTGAGGTGATGGCCGGTGGTGAATACCTGCGCACTGATATCACCGTCAGCACGAAACGAGAGGCCCGCGCAATTCAGCCGGGCGACACCGTAGCGATCCCTGTCGTGGGTCTGGATGGCGATTTTGCCGATGAAGATGAATTGCCGTTCTGAGGTGCCGCAAATGAATGAAGAAACTAATTACCGCCGGTTCTGGCGAAACCTGGTGATCTGCGGCGTGCTCTGTCTGTTGTTTTTCTGGATTCCGTCGGTAATCGCCACGCTTCGCATCTTGAAAATGATTTTTGGGGGATGAGTCATGTTGATGAAAGCCAGGGGTGTGAAGGGTAAGGCGCCCTCTCATGTGCGCGCATGGACTGAAGAGGAAGATGCCTTGCTTGTGATGTTGTATGCAGTACACACCGGAAAAGAAGTAGCGCAGCGTATGGGCAGGCCTTTGGGAGGGGTTCAAAAACGCTTACGAATCCTGAGAGAAACACGCCCTGATCTGTTGTGTAAGCATCGACCATTTACCGATGAAGAAGAGCAGTTTATTCGCCAAAACTGCAAGCAGATGACCGTTAGTCAAGTGGCTAGCTTGCTAAAGAGAACGCGAGGGGATGTAACCCAGAAAGCATTACGTATGAACGTCAGCTTTTTTAAGTGTGGCGATGCACATCATAGCACTCGAATTTCGGATGATGACGTACTGCTTATCAGGGCACTGCGTGATGACGAACAAGGCGGAAAACTGACATTTTCAGAGATCGCGGAGAAGTTCGATATAACTGAGCATGCGGCATGGTGGGCGTACAACCTCCGCCTTACCGTAGATGACAGCGTTTCGCGTGAGCTGTTATCTAAATGAGCGACGCCTCTTCAATAGCATGGGCGTGGAACGCTAAACGGCAGGCCATCAACCCGAACCACGCCGTAGATCCTGAAATTGAGTATCTCACCCCAAAAGGCGAGCGGAAGACGCTCGCCTATGGTGATCTCGTTGATGCGGTTTACCGTTATCCCATGCGCCCGCGCGAAGGGGAGGCGCGAGAAGCATTTGACCGCAAAGGCCGCGCCAGCTATCTCCGCCGCCGGGTGCAAACGCTCCCGGCATTTATCCGTAAGCGTTTCGCCCAGCATCTTGAAGGCCTCGAACGCAACAAACCAAAAGATGCGGTGCGTTGGTTATTCGGTACCTTCGAGCGTCATGTTTTACGCCGTATTGATGCGGTGAACGCACAGTACCTGCCGCAAACTAAACTACCCGCGATCCTTTTCCCGCTGCGCGATGAATTCCATCTGCTGCCGTGGGCCGACAAAAAGCGCCTGAAACGACTGGCTTATAAGCTCGCCAACCTGATGAAAAGCGAGTTTATGCGCGAGTTTGATTTTCAGTATGAGAAAACCGCCGATGTTGAGTTTTCCACGCTTTACGCATACGGCTTTATCGCCAGCAAAGCGACAGCGCTCAATATTGCGATCCCGGGCTGGGATAAATATTGCGATGAATCACTTCAGGCCGAAGATGCACTGCGTGCTATTGCGCGCCTTCAGAAAGAAAAATGGTGGCTGAGTAAAATCCGCCGCATCCATGATCGCTGGCGCGAACACCTCATGATCGCAACGGGTTATGTCAGCAAGGTGGCGTCGCCGTATTGCTCTGATCCCTGCTTCAGGGAGTGGGTAGCCCAGAAGAAAGCAAACCTTGAATTTCTTAATGCGATGGAGCTGGAAGACCAGGATACCGGCGAGCGTAGTTCTTTGCTGGATAAGGTCATGGGTAGTGTATCCAACCCGAAGATCGCGCGCCATGAGCTGATGGTACGCATGCGCGGGTTTGAAGATATGGCTAACGAAATGGGCCTAGTCGGCATGTTCTATACCCTGACTGCGCCGTCGCGTTATCACTCAACGCATGTGCAATCCGGGAGGCGAAACGATAAATACCGCGACGCCAGCCCGCGCAAAACTCAGAAATACCTCTGCAAAGTATGGTCGCGCGTCCGTGCCAAATGGGGGCGCGAAGGCATTCGCACTTTTGGTTTTCGTGTTGCCGAACCGCATCATGATGGAACCCCACACTGGCACCTGCTGTTATTCCTGCGACCGGAAGAGGCTGAGTACGCCACAGCTATTTTCCGCAAACATGCACTGCGTGAAGACGGTGGCGAGCCAGGCGCTCAAGAGCACCGTTTTACCGTCACGCCGATTGATGAAAAATTTGGCTCAGCGACGGGATACATCGCGAAATACATCTCAAAGAATATCGACGGTTACGGCATGGATGGCGAGTTAGACGACGAGTCCGGCCAGCCAGTCAAAGAGATGGCAAAGCGCGTTCGGGCGTGGGCTTCTCGTTGGAGCATTCGCCAGTTTCAGCAGATTGGTGGCGCTCCAGTTACTACCTGGCGCGAGCTGCGCCGGTTGGGTAGCCGTGAGCTGGTATTGCATCCAGAGCTTGAAGCGGCCCGCGCGGCAGCTGATGCGCCGGACTGGCCGGGATACACCAACGCCCAGGGCGGCCCATTTGTTCCGCGCGATTGCCTGCGCGTTCGCCTCAACTATGAATACACCGAGGATGGCAATGATTATGGTGACACGGTCGCCAAAATCACTGGTATCTATTGCCCGTATTCGGGCGGTGATTCTGTCATTTTCACCCGCACCACCGATTACAAGATTGTGCCAAAGCGTAAGCCGTCGCCGGTCGAGAATTTGACCTTAGAAGGCCGCGCAGCGGCCCCTCGGAGTTCTGTCAATAACTGTACGGGGCGCGCCGGATCGGACGAAAAACCACCGTCAGAAACGGCGGTGCCAGCTGATAAAACCGCGCCCGACGACAGTTCAGCGACAGAACTTCCGCTGAATATCGATGTTTTGAGGCGATATTCACGCCAGCAAAGGCAGGAAATCACCAGCAGGCTAAGAAAATCCGCCCGGGAAAGCTCAGATCAGGCCTTCACGCGAACCGCGCGCGGCCTGCGCACGTCGATTGATGATGAATCCGCACTGGCATGGGGGCCAAAAGTTACCGCCGCGAAAGACATGAGCCTGACGCCGGAAGAGGCGGAACGCCGCTGGCGCGAACAGCTGCGGATCGAGGCAGAGCGGCGCGCGGATAACTACGCCGCCGCGGTTGCGGAATATCAGAAGAAAAAGGCCGAAGCCGCATTGCGCCAGGTGCAGCAACAGGAAGCGACGCAAAAACACGGCATCTCTGAAGAGGTGATCGCCAGCATCGGCGCGCAGCTGCGTAGCTGCCGGATTTTTGTCAGTGATGAGATTGTGCGATCAGTCGCTGGCGGCGCCCGCGTTCGCCACCGTGGCGGGATGCTGGCGGCGGACGGTGGCCGATTACGTGAAGTGAGGGCATGGCGTGCGGGCGAGAAAGACCAACCAACGAGTGAATACGTAGCGGCATTTGGGTTAGTTGAGCGTTGGCGAAGAGCTGTGCGGGACAAAATACAAAAATAGTTGTCCAAACCATTCAGGACACTTCATAAATGGTTTTGCGTTAAAGATACAGGCGAAATCGTTATGATTTTCGCCATTTTCTGCTTATAGTGTGCGCGCTTTTGTGTCATAACTATTATTAATAAAGTTTCTGCTATTTACAGCGTGGAATTCGGGAGGCTCTCATGACTATTCAAAAGCCAATGAGTCGCATTTATCAAAAGATAAGCAATGCAGGTTTTAATCAGGCTTTCATCAATAAACTACTTCCAGAGTGGTGGGATGAGCGCTTGGCTGAAACTCCGTCTGGTAAGCAGTATGCCAGCTTGCATTTGGCGCGCATCTTTAGCCTCGCCCCCGAAAGTCTCAAGGATGAATCAGGGGCTGCAAGCTTCTGTTTTAACGGGAATCATCGGTTCAAACATCGCATAAATGTTGGTGAAGAAGATCTTACAGTAGCGACTGCTGTGGCCTATTCGGCTGCACGGATTGCAGCTAACAATTTTGGTATTGATTATGATCCAGATGTAAATCTTGAGTGGGCCGCTGTTCGTGGGCGGTTATTAAAAGAATCCCCATATGTGACACTGCCTGCACTCGTGAGACTCTGCCATATGTCGGGTATACCCGTCGTATACATAAAAAACTTTCCTGCTAAATCCTGCAAGATGGCCGGGATGGCGCTCATGTGCTCGGGGCGGCCCGTTATTGTCTTAACGCAGGCAAAGAAACACGGTTTCATGCTCTTCGATTTGGCTCATGAGTTAGGTCATATAGCAAGAGGTCATCTCAAGGCCAGTGACGATGGTGTATTCGTCGATCGCAAGATTGACTCTGATGCAACCGCCGATCTGGAGGGTGAAGCCAATAGTTATGCGTTTGGACTGTTGTCAGGCAAAGAGGCGCTTCGAATTGTGCCAGAAACAGGGAAATACCTTCGCGCAGATCTTCTGGCGAGGGCTGCTAAGCGTTTCGGTGAGGAGAACGCAGTTGATCCCACCCACGTTGTCCTAAACTACGGCTTTACCCAAAACCAGTGGCCTGCTGCTATGAGCGCACTGAAAATACTTTGCTCAGAGATGCCCATTGATCAGGACATTGTCCGCACTATGCTGATGGAAGATATAGATCAAGATTGCATAAATGATGATGACTTGGAGTTGTTAACAGCACTTTGCGGGGCGTGAGAAGTGATCGTTTTATCGGACAATGATGTCATTTTGAAGCTGGCCCAGTGCAATTTGTTAGCTATGTTGCCAGTGATTTTTAATCAATCTCCAGAGCAAATTTTCATTAATCCTGCCGCTCGCTTCCAGCTTTTGCCGAAAAACCCAGACAAAGCGATTAATAAATGTGGTAGCCGGGTTGTTTACGAGCAGGTAGGTGATTTCATCGCGTCAGTGCAAGACATTCCGGAAGTGGAAGATTATCAGCTAATTGAGCTTCTTGGGAGTGTTCCCGGGATTGATACAGGTGAGCAGTTTCTGCTTGCATCATGTATTGAACACCCAGGGGCCGTCTTCATGACGGGTGATCGCCGATGTTTATCTGCTATTACCGCAAATCAGCCAACCCTCTCCGTTGTTCATCAACGGCTACTGGATGCCGTAGTTACATTTGAATCCTCTTTACTACTATGTGTTGCTGGTACAAATCAGGAGCACGTATATCAGAATTTGGTGAGCAATCCAAAACCAGACGGGATGCTGAGATTAGCCGTATCCAATGCAGGAGCCGCAATGTGCGAATGCATCTTTTCCCATACCCGCGAGTTCTATGATTATCTTGCATTTAAGGATCGCCTCCCTCATAGGGAATGGGGCATGTAAACAAGGCTGATGAGCCCTTTTTTATTGCCTCGAGAAATGCAAAAACTTGCACAATTTTGCACAATTTATTTGATGCTTCAATCATCCTCCTGCGTCAGCGCTGGCGGGGTCTGGGCGCCATGCACAAAGTGCACAAAAAGAGGCATGTTTAGCGCGCAGGCGAGGCGGGGGAGCAAGCGCGCGCTTTGGGGGTAGGGAAGGGGGCGGCATACTTCGCCAAAAGCCGCCTGCCGGGCGCGCACTGACACGGTGCATCCGGCCCGCGATGGCGTGATCGGCCCGCAGAATGGCTCTGGCTGCGTCTGGTTGGGGATAGGGCGTTGAGGTTTTGCAGGTTGGCCGACATGGCCGGGAATGATGGTGCTGCAGGTCGGTACCGCACCGCCGGGAATAGCAGTGCGGTACCTTCAGATCACTTCGGGGTTTCCAGCAGGGCGTAAGGGTTGAAGCGGATCACCTCTTCGCCCAGCCAGTCATTAACATGCTTCATCGCTTCCATCACTGGCGTCAGCTCGTTGACCGCGAATACTCGCGCCGCCTTCTCGACGTCGCCGAATGATCCATTGCCTTCCGGGATGGCGCCCATCAGCTGCGGCGGCACGCGGTGAGCCGCAAGCATGTCGTCACGCGTAGAGGACTTTACCCCGACAAACTCATCCTTCGCCGATATCTGACTGAACGGCAGGATCTGCACAGCGTCTTTGCCGACGCCTGGCGCACTCAGCAGAATGTTTTTAAACGCACCACCACGCCGGGTGTCGGTTAACGTCTTCTTCAGGTTCTCCAGACTCTCGCCGTCGGCCACTGCGCTGCTGACGTAGACAATACAGCCAGCATGCGATCCATTGTCGTAGTAGAGCTTGCGGAACTTGTCGGCGGAGTGGGCCAGGTTGGCCGACAGCAGGCCGGCGAAATACTCCGGCATGCCGTAGATCTCCTGGTGAATATCCGGGTTGATAACGTGGCACACCGAACCAGTTTCAAACTGGTGATCATCAAGCCCCGACTGGATGAACCAGTAGGTATCGAGGTCAGAGCCACGCCGGGTGTATTTCGCCAGTGAGTTACGAAAGCCCATCGGGCCGCTCAGGCGGTTACGGCGCATCTCAAGATACGCGTTACCGAACACAAACCAGTCGAGCGCAAAGGCGCTGAACGCCTGGCGCGACAGCAGCTTGTGCGGGACAAAACACCCGGCCAGCACGTTGCGCTTGAAGAACAGCGCCGACTGGTGCCAGCTTGCATAGCCGAACTGGCGGGCCAGTCCGTACCAGCTGATCGGTGTCTCGTAGTACCGGCCATTGTTGGCGCAGTACATGTTATCCAGCAGGTCATGAGCACCGGTCACCGGCCACGGGCCGTCGAACGTGAACGCGCTCAGGCCCGGCGCCGACTTCAGCGCGTCGGCGAGGTCGGCTTGCTCCCGGGCATACTGCCTGCCGCGCGGGGGTTTTCGTCTGCTCATCAGTACTCCATAACAGTCATAGTGTTGCCGCCTTCCTGACCCAGCGGCTCGTTAACGGTGGCGAGCATGGTCGCCCAGGCGAGGTCGCCGTGACTCACACCACGGGCGCGGTCGGTATCGTAGGTGATGACGCCGCCGGGCGTGACCACCTTGCGTACGGCACAGAAAGCGGTGATCAGGTCATATTCACCGCGGTCATACTCCCAGCGGCCGGCGCGGATCAGTTGCAGCATCTTCAGTACCAGCATGCGCTTGCTGGCTGGCGAGAACTGGTAGCACACCGCCGCCGGGAAGCGTTTCTTCACGAGCTGGTACACCGCCTCGCCAATGCCGCTGCCGTCAATGCCGATGTGCTGCACGTTATAGCGCGTGAGCATGTTAATGATCATGGCGGCCTGCGCCTCAAACTCCATGCCGCGCACGCGAATGGTCTCGATGGTGCGGAACTTGCCGCCGGGGATCAGCGGCGCCGCGTTAACAGAGATGGCCCCGCTGTCGCCTTTACCGCTTGATCCGTTGGGGTCGTATCCAATCCACACCGGGCGATCGGCCATCGGTCGCATGGCGTAGGGCTTCCAGTCCGGCCATTCGTCGTAGCCGTCTGCGCCGCAGCTGAGCAACATGTTGTAGTCAAAGGCTGTTTCACCGTTCTTGATGAAGGTACAGGCGTAGAGGTTGTCGTACTCTTCCGGGCTGTTTTCCTCGCGGATTTCGTCAATGTCAGTGAGATCCCATCCGTTATCGACGGCATCCTGCAACGTGACGATCTGGCGCCAGATTTTGTCCGGGCACATTAACCCACTGTTCAGCGTCTTCCAGGACGTGTCGAACTCCACGCGCTTACCGTGGCTGCGGCCCTTGTTGAAGGCTTCACCTGACCAGAAGGGGTACGCTTCGTGGCTCTCTGCTGATGGCGTGGAGAAGTAGGTGCGCGTTAACCCCTTCAGGGTCGCCATCGCACCGGCCACTTTCTTCAGGTTGGCGAACTGCCCGACCCAGAAAAACTCGTCAAAGTACAGATTGCCGGTATAGGACTGTGCGGTTGCCGCTGACGTGCCGAGAAAGTGCAGCTCCGCGCCGTTGAACAGCTGGATCATGTCGCCACCCTTCAGCTCAACATCTACCTCAGCGGCAGCGGCGCGAATGAAGCTGCGGAACTGGTACGCCTGGCGACGACTCGCCGACAGGAAGATCTGGTTGAGCTGGTGCTTGTATTTCACGTCACCCGTTAGCGCACGTAGCAGCGCCTCGCGGGCAAAGTACCAAGTTGCGCCGACCTGCCGGCTCTTCAAAATTGCCCTGTTACGGTGGTGAAGGTTTTCATACCAGGTTTTCTGGTGCCAGTGCAGCGAGTCGATAATGTTGGCCCGCAGCGCGGAGATCTGCGCCTCTGAAAAGAAGTTCTGTTTCTTGCGGATCTTTTTCTTCGGCTGTGTCACTGGCGTGCCGTTATCCAGCTTTTTGAGCTGCCGCGTCAGCAGGTCAATTTCTTTGAAGTCGCCACCGGTCTTTGTGTCCTTACTGGTGAGCTGGATCAGTCGGGCATCAATGGACGTCGTGACGCGCTGGATCGGCGGTGTGGTATCCCACTCATCGCGCTTTTTCCATGAGTACACCGTGTTCGGATTGATACCCATCAGGCGTGCGATCTCCGCCGGCGGGTACCCCTGCCAGTAGAGCTGCCGCGCCCGTTGCATGATGAATGCTTCTTCAATCGACATTAATCCTCCTCGCTTCCTGCCGGGGAGATTAACCCGCGCGCGCGTGCCCTTTCGCCCGCTTTTGGTTGTGGCGATCCCCTCACAACAACAACGCGTTGAGCGCGTGCGTCACCGCCTGCCATCATCACCGGGAACTCAACCAGATGAGCAAAAGAACATGGCTAATCAGGCAACCACCCGCAAGAAATTCAAGGTCATGACGTCCGGAACAACGGTCGATGGCCGCAACGTCACCCGCGCCCAGCTTCATGCGATGGCGGCAGCGTACAACCCGGCAGTCTATGGCGCTCGCGTCAACATCGAGCACTATCTTTCTCCGTTTCCTGACAGCGTATTCAGCGCGATGGGGGACGTTGTCGCTCTGTCCGCTGAGGATATCAACGAAGGCCCGCTGACGGGGGAGGCTCATCTCTTTGCAGAGATTGAGCCCACCCAACGCATGAAGGACATGCTGGCCGACGGCAAGAAGGTCTATTCCAGCACTGAAATACATCCCAGCTTCCCCCTGACGAAAGGCCCGTATCTCATGGGACTGGCGATGACCGACACCCCAGCAAGCCTGGGTACCGACAAGCTGAAATTCACCGCTGAAAAGCGCGCCGAGATCATGCGCTTTAGTTCGCAGGATGCTGAAGTCACCTTGTTTACCGCCTCTTTTGAGGCCGAACTGATGCAGGAAAATCAGAGCCGTAATGACTCCGGGAAAGAGTGGTTTTCCCGCGTGATGGGCATTCTCGGTAAGGGCCAGAAAACCGACGATCAGCGCTTCAGCCAGGTACATCAGGCCGTCGAAGCGGTGGCGCAGTCTCAGGTTGATCTTGGCGAGCAGTTCAGCACTGCCGAACAGGAGCGCCAGCAGGACAAAGTCGCCATCCAGAAACTGACCACCGACCTTGCCGCACTGCGTCAGCAGCTGGAAGGCACTGACGGCAATTTCAGCCAGCGCCCGGCGGCTGGCGGCGGCGCTAACGCGCAGCTTGCTGATTACTGATATCCATAACGAGAGATCCCGACATGAGAAATCCTACCCGTAAGCTGTTTGACAGCTACGTTGCCCGCCAGGCACAGCTGAACGGCGTCAGCGCTGCCGCCGTTGCGGCACAGTTCAGTGTTGACCCGACCGTGCAGCAACGCCTTGAAGCCGCCGCGCAGCAGGATGACGCCTTTCTGAAACTGATTAACGTTTTTGGCGTTGAAGAACAGATCGGCCAGAAAATCCTGATCGGCAGCAAAGGCCCGCTGGCGGGAGTCAACAACAGCACCACCAACCGTCGTAATCCCGGCGCTAACGACAAGATGGATCCGTACAACTATCTGTGCCGTAAAACCAACTACGACTACGCCGTAAGCTACGCGCAAATGGATGCGTGGGCGCATCAGCCGAACTTCCAGCCGCTAATTAGCTCAGCGATGGCCCGTCAGATGTCTCTCGACCGCATCATGATCGGCTTTAACGGTACCAGCTACGCTGACCCGTCAGACCGCGCGGCGAATCCGCTGTTGCAGGATTGCGGTGTCGGCTGGCTGCAAAAAATCCGCAATGAAGCGGCGCACCGTCGCATTACCGGCGTGACGATCACCTCACGTAACCAGAACAACGCCATTGTCGCCGAGGGCACCTACGGCAACGTAGCGGCTGCGGTCTATGACGCCAAAAACAGCCTCATGGACGAATGGCACAAGCGCAACCCTGACAACGTGGTGATTTTGTCCGGCGATCTGCTGACAACCAGCAATTTCCCGACCATCAACGCCATGAGCCAGACCAACCCGAATACCGAAATGCTGGCCGGTCAGCTGATTGTTGCGCAGGAGCGCGTAGGCAATATGCCGACTTTTATCGCGCCTTACATGCCGGGCAACGCCATTCTCATTACGCCGTTTAAAAACCTCTCGATCTACTACCAGCGCGGCGGTCTGCGCCGGACGATCAAAGAGGAGCCGGAATACAACCGCGTGGCAACGTACCAGTCCTCGAACGATGACTTCATTGTTGAAGACTACGGCGCGGTGGCCTTTATCGACGGCATCACCTTTGCCGAAGCACCGGGCGGCGGCGAGTAACCGCGCACTGGCGGGCTTCGGCCCGCCGTTAATCGGGGAAGAAACAATGCTGACACCGGCACAAAAACATTTTCAGAAGGTCATGGCCGAGCGTCATGGCAAAACCGACGAGCAGTCGGATACAGCTCGCACGGCGCACGAGCAGATCATGCACCGGCTGCGCATGGATCAGAGTGCATTAAAGCGAGTGCAGTCTGACCAGGCGAAAGCGGCGATGAAACGCCAGTTGCTGCCGCATTACGAGGGCTGGATCGAGGGCACGCTCGACGGCGACAGCGGCCGACAGGATGAGGTGATTGTCACCCTGATGGTCTGGGCGATTGATGCCGGTGATTACGCGCTGGCCGTCCGCATTGGCCGCTACGTCGTCACGCATGGCTTGCTGATGCCTGACCGTTTCAACCGTACCGCTGCAACCGTTCTGGTTGATGAGATTTGCGATCCGATTCTGGTGCAGGTCAAGGCGGATGATGCGACCGACGTCACGCCGTATCTGGCGGTGCTCGATGAGGTCGCGGACTTCACCTCTGGCAGCGACATGCCCGACGTGGTTCGCGCCAAGCTCTGCAAAGCACGCGCCTTTGCGCTGCGTAATGGCACAACAGAGGAGCAGGTAACTGCGCTGGAGCTGCTGCGCCAGGCGCTGACGCTGGATGCGGGCGCCGGAGTGAAAAAAGAGATCGACCGGCTGGCTCGCGTGGTGAAAAAAGCCGCCGCAGCGGCGGCCGGCGCAGCTGGCGACGATAACACCGGCAGCACCGGCACTGATGGCGCCGAAGGTAGCGGCGACATGGCAGGAGACACCGTGGCGGACGGCACGGGCGAAGCTGCAGCATCGTCAGATCCGGCGGCAGTGGCCAGCGTCACAGTGACCAAAACCACCCGCAAAAGCACAACCCGTAAGCCGGCAGCGCGCAAAACAACAGCGAAAAAAGCGCCTGCCGCCAAAAAATAACCGACTTGCGCCCCGTGCGCTGGCGGCGCGGGCGGAGATCTGCAACGCATTGCGTTTTCTTTTCTCCGCTCGCCCACCGCCACCTATTCAGGAGACGACGCGATGAGCCTTGTAGCCGGTCGCACTGTTAACCCCTCCTCGGAGGATGTGCCGGACACTGACGACGGTGGCGAGAAAGTCACTGCCGGGAGTTTCTGGCCGGAAATCGCCCTGAGCGATGTGCGCATGGAGATGCGCATCAATGGCGCGGTGACCACCTCGCGCCTGAAGCAGGCCGTTATCGAAGGGGTATCTCATACCCTCGATCAGCTCGCCGACTGGCAGGCCGCTCAGCTGGCAGCGGGTTATACCCGGCTTGCTGACGTGCCAGCGGTCAAGGTTAACGACGAGAGCATGAAGGTTCATCGCTTCCGCCGGGCGGTATTCAGCATCGCCCGGGCGCACATCCTCGGCACTAACCGGGATGTGGACACCACCGGCGACGCAGGTGAGAAACGTGCCGTTGCGCTGGCTTCACAGGCCGATGATATGTGGCGCGATGCACGTTGGGCGATATCCGATATTCGCGGCACCGTTCGCAATACTGCGGAGGCATTCTGATGAAAGTGCAGGCATTGCAGGGCGATACCGTGGACTTGCTGTGTCAGCGGCATTACGGCACCACGCAGGGCGTGACTGAGATCGTCCTCGCCGCTAACAAAGCGCTGGCCGGTCAGATATTTCTCGACGCCGGCCAGGTGGTGGAGCTGCCGGAAATCAGCGCCACAGCGACACAGGAGACCGTGCAGCTATGGACTTAATCAATCGCATCTGGAATGGCGTGACGTACTCCTGGTCAACGTTTCTGACGGGCGTTGGCGTCATGACGCAAAAGGACTGGCTCACCGCCGCCGGCATTCTGATTGGTATCGCCGCCGCTGCGCTAGGCGAGATGCACCGCCGCCGGATGGCGCGCATTCAGGAGACCAACAACACGCTACTGAACGAACTGATCGACGCCATCCGCGACGACACCGAGAACCGCCAGGACGTTAAAGAGCTGATACGCACCATCCGGGAGGCACCGCGATGAAAAAGGGAATTATTGCCTGTTCCATCGCCGCGATCATCTCGCTGGCGGCGACGCTCTGGCCGCAGGCGCTGCGAACCAGCCCGGAAGCACAGCTGAAGATGGCGAAGTACGAAGACTGCCGTAAAACCCCGTACTACTGCCCGGCGGGCGTGCTGACGGTAGGGCTTGGCTCCACCTCGAAGGTAGAGAACCGCCAGTATGCCGAGGGCGAGATCGCCGAGCGCTGGGTTAATGATCTGATGCGTGCCGAAAAGTGTACGAACCGCGAATTTAACGGCGCCGCCGCCCCCCAGAAGGTTTTCGAGAGCATGACCGATGGAAACTTTAACGTCGGCTGCACCGGGCTGGGCTGGTACACCAACAGCAAAGGCCAGAAGGTGAGAACCACCCTCTGGCGCAATGCGCAGGACGGCAACTGGAAGGGAGTCTGCGAGCGACTGACGGACTTTGTTAACTCTGGCGGTAAGCGTCTGCAGGGGCTGGTTAACCGCCGGGAAGAGTTTAAGGCCTGGTGCTTATCTGATCCGGCATTGAAGGGGGCGAAGTGAAAGCGACCGCCATTCTTGCCATCGTGATGTTTGTCCTGCTGATTGCCGCCGTCAGCGGCCTTGCCTGGCAAAGCCATAAGCGCGAGCAGGCAGAGCAATCACTTACCGGCACCCGGGAAGAACTGAAACAAACCGGCGACGTGCTGACCGAGGTCAGGGCGCTACGCCACGACGTCAGCCTGGTGGAAGCAGGGCTGAAGAAGCTAAACCAGCAGCGCACCGCAACGGGAGAGCACCGACGTGAAAACATCAAAACCGCACTGGCCGGTAACGACTGCGCCGTTGCTCCTGTGCCTGCTGCTGGCGCTGACAGCCTGTACCAGCGAGCCGAAGAAGTCAGCGCCGCAGATTATTCAGGAGCCCTTGCCCGAAAGCCTGACGGCAAAAACTGACGTACCGCCGCCACCCGACAGGCCGATGACGTGGGGCGGGATCGCTGTCTGGACGGATTCATTACTCGACGCGCTGGATACCTGTAACGCCGACAAGGCGGGCATTCGTGAACTGGAACTACGGCGCATTGCCAGGGGGATAAAGTGAAAAAAGCCGAACTACTACGCGCCGCGCTGATTGCCGGTAACACCTGGTGCAAAGCCAACCCGGAACAAATCACCGTCTGGGTGGATAAAGGCCATATCCAGATCGAGGCGACCGGCGAGGCATCGTTCATGTACCACTACACCATTCAGGTGCTGGCGATGGATTTCCCCGGCCAGATCGATGATCTGATGCTGCCGCTGCTGGCGTGGGTCTGGCAGCAGCAGCCCGACCTGCTGCTGAATCCCGACAATAACCGCAAGGTGGAGTTTGACGCCGAGATCGTCAGCGACGACGTCGCCGACATTCTGTTTAAGGTGCCGGTCTGGGAACGCGTCATGGTGACCAGCGAAAGCGGCACACCGCAGGTGGAGCATCTGGCCGAGTCGCGCCCGCGCTTCAACGGTGGCGAATGGGAGATGGTCTTTGATCCGGAATCCGGAGGCGCACTGGTATGAGTAACGATCCGTCGTTTCATCAACTGGATGAGGTGTTTGCGGCCATTCTGGAAGGGGCTTCCGTGCAAGGCCGCCTGCGTATGGCCAGAGGGATGGCCACGATGCTGCGCCAGAGCCAGAGCCGGCGCATCGGCAGGCAGGAAGACCCGGATGGATCGAAATATGAAGGCCGCCGCCGCAAGGTGCTGCGTGCGCGCGCAGGAATTAAATTCATGTGGCAGGGACAGGAAAGAAACCTGCGTAACTGGCGTACAACCCGCAGCAAGCGAGGGCGCATATTGAGCGGCTTTGACGTGGAGCGCGGGGCGCAGCGGTCATTCTATCGCGAGGACATTGAGCGTTATCTCGATATCAACCTGAGCGAGACGCGCCGCAACACCACTACCGCCGAACCGATGTTTCGTCGCCTGCGTACCGCGAAGTTCCTGAAGGCTCGCGCCACCGCCGATGGCGTTGAGGTTGGTTACTCCGGCGTCGCTGCCCGTATCGCCAGGGCGCATCAGGAAGGGCTACGCGATCGGATTAATGACAGCGGTGCAATGGCGGACTATCCGCGCCGCGAGCTGTTAGGCCTGAGTAAAGCTGACCGTACAGCTATTTTCCGCCACGTGATTAATTCGCTGGGGGTGCGCTGATGGGGCTGGCCGAGCTGATTCGCCTGCTGGAGAACGTCGCGAGCACCGGCACGGTGACGGAGATCGACGAGGAAAAATGGCGCGTGCGGGTGCAGAGCGGCGGACTGAAAACCACCTGGCTACGCTGGACTGCGCAACGGGCCGGAGCGTTTAAGGTCTGGGTACCGCCATCCATCGGTGAGCAAGTCTGGTTCCTGTGTCTGGGAGGCAATACCGATACCGCCTTTATTGGCGGCAGTCTTTACAGCGACGAAAACCCGGCGCCAGGTGCATCACGTCATGAGATGGTGGTGACCGCCCCGGACGGTGCGAGATTTCGCTATGACGCGGAGGCGGGTGCATTGCAGGTGACGGGCATCAAATCAGCGACGATCGAGGCGTCAGTTAAGGTGACGCTGGATACGCCTGAGGTGGACTGCACCAACCTGTTGCGCGCGAAAAATCTTGATATTTCCGAGGGCGGGGAGATGCGCGGCAATTTCAATCATACCGGCGGGGCGTTCAAGTCTAACGGCGTGCAGGTGGATGACCACAATCACGGCGAGGTTGAGCGCGGCGGCGACTGGACGGTGGGCACAAAATGACAGAACGCTATCGCGGTATGAACGCGGCCGGGACCGGCACCCTGACCGACGAGGATCATGTGTGGCAGTCGGTTAACGACATTCTGCTGACGCCGGTCGGCAGTCGCCTGATGCGCCGTAACTACGGCTCGTTGTGTCCTGACCTTATCGACAGTCCGAAAAACGACGTGACCCGCCTGCAACTGATGAGCGCGGCGGTGATCGCCCTGGCAGCGTGGGAGCCGCGGATTGTGCTGGACACCATCAATGTGACGTACTCCGCCAGTGGCGCCGTGACAGCTGAACTGTCCGGCATGCTGACCGAGACGATGGAAAAGAGCACCCGCGCGGTGACGTTAAAGGGGAATGCGAATGCCAACAATTGACCTGTCGCAGCTGCCATCGCCGACCATTATCGAAGCGCTCGACTTCGAGACCATCCTCGCCGAGGTAAAGGCGGTCATGGTGGCGGCGTTTCCTGCCGATCAGCAGTCAGCCGTTGCCGCTGCGCTGGGACTGGAATCGGAGCCGCTGAACATCATCGCCCAGGCGATGGCGTACCGTGAACTGTTGTTACGCCAGCGCATTAACGAGGGCGCAGCGGCCTGCATGCTCAGTCATGCGACCGGCGACGATCTGGACAATATCGCGGCCAATCTGGACACCGAACGCCTGGTTATCACCGAAGCGACGGACACCGCTGATGCAGTGACGGAAAGCGACGAAGCACTGCGCCTGCGCGCGCAGGCCGCATTTGAGGGGATGAGCGTTGCCGGACCGTCAGCAGCGTATGAATATTTTGCCCGTAGCGCCAGCGGCCAGGTCTCTGACGCGCGGGCAACCAGCCCGTCACCGGCTGAAGTAGTGGTGGCGGTATTGTCCACTGAAGGGGATGGCACCGCCTCGGCGGAGCTGTTGGCCGCCGTTGCCTCCGCCGTTAATGATGAAGAAGTACGCCCCCTGGGGGACAGGGTGATAGTGCAAAGCGCTGAGATCGTACCGTATGCGATTGACGCCACGCTGTATCTATACCCCGGCCCGGAGTCGGAGCCGATTATTAACGCGGCGATGGCGTCACTTCAGGCGTTCCTCGCCGATAACGATAAGAAAATTGGCCGGGATATTGTACGTTCTGCTATTTCAGCAGCCCTGCACGTTCAGGGGGTGCAGCGCGTGGTGATCAATACGCCCGCTGACGACCTCCAGATCGCCAACACCCAGGCAGCACGTAACACCGGCTACACCGTGGACAATGGCGGAACGGATGAGTAATTCACTGCTTCCCCCGTCCTCCACCGATTGGCTACGCAGCGCAGAGGCGGCTTCCGCCAGATTGTCCGCGATCACAGTAGCGCTACGCACACTGTGGACGCCGACCGCATGCCCGGTTGATTTGCTGCCGTATCTGGCCTGGGCGCTGTCGGTGGATCGCTGGGATAAAAACTGGCCGGCAGATCGAAAGGTGGCAGCTATCCAGCGTTCCTACTGGCTGCACCGCCGGAAAGGCACCCGCGCCGCAGTACGGCGCGTGATTGAGGATATGGGTTTTTCCGCCACGTTCGCGGAGTGGTTCGACGTCGGAGACGAGCCGGGCACCTTCCGACTTGAAGTGGACGTTAACGAGGTCGGTCTGACACCTAAAACCCTGGACGAATTAAATCGACTCATTGGTGATGCAAAGCCGGCAAGCCGCCATATATCACAGCTGACCCTCTCGGCAAGCGCATACGGTACGGCCCACATCGGCGCGGCAATAGCTGACGGGGAAGTGATAACGGTTTATCCACCGGGGTATGAGCCGGATGACAGCATTTATTTTGATAGCACAGCCAATTACGACGAAACCTATTATTACACCGGGAATAAATATGGCAAAAGTGAATGAAGTATCTATCTGGGAAAATGAGATTTACCAGATTGAGCGAGGGGATAAAGTTGCAGGTGGGCCTGGGGGAGCGGCTAACCTGGCCGCATCACAGCTTGCTAACAGAACGCTCTTCCTCCGTGATTCTCTGGAGGCTATTTCTACAGGGATGCAACCTTATGCTAACAAAGAAAAGGCGATGGCGGACCTTGTTGCCGGTAAGCTTTCAGAAGGAGACAGGGTTTCCGTTCGCTCTGATGAGAGGAGTGTATGGATAGATGAATATGTCGTTGCTAATGGCGGACTGGTCAAAACAGGGAAAAGCCTGATTACTCAACAGGCCATCACTGACATTATCCAGATGATTTATAATGACACTGCCGGGCAGTCTCACGGAGCCAACCTTTTTGACAGGGATAAAGCAAAAGAGGGGGCGTTTATTAATGAACTCGGCGGACTGTCTGACAACGCAGCATATTTTGCCAGTGATCGAATCCCGGTATTAAGTAATGAAAAATATGTATTTTCCATAAATGTCGCTCACCTGGCATTTTACGATATTAACGGAAATATGCTTTCAAGATTGACCGGAATTATCGCGGGTCAGCCATTTACCACACCAGTGAACACCTTCAGTCTTGCCTTCTCCCAGACGCTCAGCACTGGAAAGGGGGGGCAGATGCTGGTCAGAGGTGAATCTATGCCTGACAGCTATCGCTCTTTTGGCGCAGTAGATGCAGCTACAGCAAAAAGAGCCGCCATGACCGGAGCGTTAGACGCTGATTACAGACTCAGCCCACTGGTGCGCAACCTGTTTGATAAAAATCGCGTCAACGAAGGATATGCACTGTCAACAAATGGAACGCTGACACCAAACGTCGCGTATTTTGTGACAGATTACATCCCGGTAATGCCGGGGGCAGAATATATTCTTTCGTCAGGGACGCAGGTGCTCTGTTTTTATGACCAGGACATGGCAAAAACCAGCCACATCTCCATTGGTTCAGCCACTGCATTTACGGTACCGGAGGGTTCGTTTTATCTGAGGTTTCAGAGCACCCCTCTTACTGCAAAAGATGCCCTGATGCTGATTCGAGGCACTGCGCTGCCGTCTGCCTATATCGGATTCGGGACGCTGACAACCGCGGAGGTCACTACGCTTTCACAGGGAATAGCGTGGGGGGTTTTGGATGGCAACATGCCTGTGGGACGGAATCTGTTTAACAAGGGCGCCACGCTTGATAATTACGCGTTGTCAACTACAGGGGCACCCTATGCGGCGGCCGGATATTTTGTTACGCCATTTATCCCGGTAAAACCAAACACGCAGTATATCGCCAGCCGTGCATCCGGTGTGGTCGTCTATTTTGACATCAACAAAACCAAAATTTTAAACACGACATTTGCAGCCAGCACGGCATTCACCACACCTGAGGGGGCGGTGTACGTACGTTTTCAGGTTTTCGGCCTCGCTGATAAAAACACCCTGATGCTGATTGAGGGCTCTACACTGCCGTCGTCTTACCTGTCGTTTGGTTCGCCGACGTCAACCTACGTCGATACACAGGCATTGAGCGCCGCGCGTTCAGTAGCACTATCCCTGCAAAAAGTGGCGGTGAATCTCTATAACAGCGAGTTGGCGCAACTTAATACTGCCGTATCGTACCAGACCGGCAGGACGTCGGCGGCGACCGGTTATTTTGCCACGCCGAAAATGATGGTTACGCCGGGAGATTATTTTGTCTCAAACTACGGTTCCGGCGGCGGTGCATTCTACAAAATTGACGGCACATTCCTTAGCGGGTTCCAGAATCTGGCCGCAAATACGCCGTATGCTGTTCCTGACAATGCATATTTTGTTCGGTTCCAGGTCTATAACCTAACCCGCGTTGAAAGCCTGATGGTAACACCTGGCCAGGCGATCCCTGACGGGTTTATTCCATTTGGTGGGCAAACACAGGAATTGCCGTGGCAGGGGAAAAAGCGCATCGATCTGGGAGACAGTATTACTAATACCGGAAACTTCATTGCCCCTCTAAACACCTACACGGGAATGATTGCGCTGGCGAATTATGGTGTACCAGGACAGGGGGTGAGAACTATGGCGGACTCTCTGAACGAAACCACAATAGCGTCAGCTGATTTCATTTCAATCCTGGGCGGAACAAACGATTACGGGGGAAATCGCCGGCTTGGGACAATTGCAGACGCCAGAGCGGATTATGACGACTCGACTGTTAAATCGTTTTATTACGACGTGTTCTACGTACTGAACAAAATCTACACCCTCAAACCGAGTGTACGAGTAATGTTCAGTACGCCGCTGAAACGCGGGGCATTTGAGAGCCAGCCCGTTTACCCTGCGGCGAACTCAGCAGGCGTTACCCTGCCGCAGTACGTTCAGGCCATCAAAGAGGTGTGCTCATTGTTCAGCGTGCCCGTCTGTGATTTGTTTGCTGAGGGCGGGCTGAATCTCTACAACCTGAGCGTTTACACCGGAGACAATCTCCACCCAAACGTCGCTGGCGGGGAGTTGATGGCGCGCCGGATGGCTTCAGTAATTAACGGTCTCTAGGGCAGGAAGAATAAATGAGCGTAAAAAAATATAGCGCTGTTCTGACCCGCGCGGGAATTGAGGCAATGACTGCGGCCGCATTAAATGGGGAGCCTGTTCGCTTTAAATTTATGGCGGTTGGTGATGGTGCCGGGACAACGCCGGAGCCGGATCCGGAAAGAGTCGCCCTGGTCAATGAGGTTTGGCGCGCGGAACTGAACAGGGTGGTTATTGCCGATCAGGCAGCGAATATTATTCGAACAGAAATGATTATTCTGCCGCAGGTCGGAGGGTTCTGGCTGCGGGAGGCGGCTCTTTATGATGAAGATGGCGTTTGCCTGGCTGTAGCGAGCCTGCCCGAGTCGTACAAGCCGTTACTGGCAGAAGGTTCAGGCAGATTGCAGTCCGTCAATCTCTGGATAGCTGTCAGCAATACCGCCGATGTGGAGCTTAAAGCCGATCCGTCGGTCATTCTCGCGACGGTTGACGAGGTGAACCGCGCAAAAAATGAGGCCCTGGAATACGCCGATCAGGTAGTAGGTCAGCTTGATACGGATATTCAACAGGCAATTTCTGCCGCCATCACGGCGGCACGCCGTGAATTTTGGGAAGAAGAAAACCCACTGGGAACGGTGCGCTTCTTCGCGCAGAACGTTGATCCTAATGAGAAGTGGCCGTGGTCAGAGTGGGTTTATACTGGCGAAAATAAAACGATCCGCGTCGGTAAGGCTGACGGCTCGGACGTTGGCACAACAGGCGGAAGCGATAACGTTACGCTCCAGAAAGCCAATTTGCCTGCCATTCAGATTGATGTAAGCGGCGAAACCAGCGAGCTGCAAGAGCAGAAGCTGACCACCACGCGAGGCGGTATTCACAATCATGGTGGCGTGGCCGGTAAGGATGACCCTTGGGAGATTGGCGGCGATGTGCGTCAGCTCTTTAACCCAAAAGAGCTGGGTGTGACCGATGACGCCGGAGAGCACGATCACGAAGTTATGGTACCGCCGCATAAACACACGGCCAGCGGCAAAACTGCCAACCTCGGCGAGGGTAAATCGTTCAGCGTGGTTGAAGCCCACACCCTGCTGATGTGCTGGGCGAGGGTCGCATAGTATCGAGTAACGTCAAAATTGACAGTACTGCAGGTCGTCAGAAGCGGCGATGTTTGCCGGCAGAGGAAAAGCCCCTACGAAAGGGGCTTTTTTTTTGCTTATCAGAACAGGCTGCTGAGGGGGTTTGACACCGAGTTAACGGCTTTGGTCGCGCTGGTCTTTAGGTCATCCAGCACATCACTGACCGACGACGTCTGGAGCTTCTCGCGAAAATCCGCATCAGCGCGACTAAGGCTAATCGTGAACTCAATCTTTTTGGGGTTGCCATAGCGATCAAATTCCGTTTTTCCCCGCTCCAGCCGCGTCATAACGTACATCCCGTAAATCAGCCCGTCACCCTCAATCAAAGGCCAGGGGCGACCGGCAAAGCCGATCGTCTCCAGCGCTGCCAGCGACCACCGCCCGCCAGTGACTTCCGGGTAAAGCACGCCGTCGAGCGTGATCGTATCGTCGCCCGGCCCGATGTACTGCCAGGCTGCCGACTGGTTAACCCGGTCATTTTTAACGTGCCGCCATTCCTGCGAGTGACGCAGCTGCTGATACGGGACAGTGCGCAGCGTAAAAACAAACATCCCGAATACCATCATCATAAAAAACCTCCTTACTCCCGATCGCGGAATGAACCACGGTTAGTTTTGCGGGTGCTGGCCATTGCATCGCGCACGACGGTGCGAACCATTTTTTCAAGCTCCTGATCCGAGCGCTTACCGACGTCGTTAAAGATCAGCTGGAAGAACGGCGCAACATCCGAGGCCGCCGCGACCGGCGCAGACGTCGATCCCTGCGTCGCCGTCGGTACCGACAGAACACCGCCGGCCGCAGCAGCAGAAACGCGCGGCACAGGTTGTGGAATAACCCGCGCTTCCTGATAGGCGCCGCGCAGCGCCAGCGCGCGCGGCAGGTTTTTAAAGACAATATCCCCGGGGCCGACCTTTTTGGTGTTGTTCGCTGTGGCCTTTGTGTTCGTATCGATGTTTTTCAGGTGACCCTGAACACCAGTGATAACCGGTGGCTTACTTCCCCCGGCCGGTTTCGACACCGTCGCCTGACCCAGGGGGAGCTGATGGCCGGCCAGTGCTGCCGCTGAGGCTTCCAGTTCTCGCTGTGCTTTGTCGGCCTGCTGCCTGGCTCTGTCGATTCCATCAGGAATAAGATCCAGCTTTTCAAGCAGCCAGCTAACGCCATTCATTAGCTGTTGCAATGGCCACAACAGGAAACTGAGTGCCGAACTCATCACCCGCCCGAAAGTCTCCCCGGCGGTAGCGCATTTATCCAGCGTATCCTTGCTGGCCTGCATCGGAGACAGCAAGTCTTTGAACCATCCCCACACTGCTTTAATGGCATCACCCAAGGAGGAGAATACTGGCGCCATCGCTGAGAATGCATTCCTGAGCGGGGTTAATCCCTCCCATATCCCGCGAAGGAAACCACCAAAGAATGCTTTAATGGGCTCCCAGAACTTCCAGATAACCAGCCCTGCAGCGGTAAACCCCAGCGCAATCACTCCGGGGATGCCGAGTAGTGTTGCAAGAATGACGCGCAGGCCGGAAAGAACCAGGTTGAGTCTGGCGATACTGGAAGTTGCCGTGATCGAAGACAGGCCGATGTTTTGAATGGCAAGCCGCAACTTTGCAAAGGGGCCAACGTAGAAGCTGACGGCGAGACTCGCCAGACCGACAGCACCCGTAAGCGCCACAAGAGCGGCAGTGGCAAGCACCAGTGTTTGCGTCAATTGCGGGTTTTCACTAACCCATGACTGCAAGCTGTTAACGACACCGGTAATGGTTTGCACAAGAGATCGAAGGCTGGTATCCATTCCCGCCAGCACTTCGGTGCGCAGGCCATCAAAGGCACCGCCAAGTTTGCCGATGTCGCCTGGCAGGTTATCGCGCAGGGTATCGCCCAGCCTGTCAGCGCTCCCCCTGGTATCGCCGAGGCGATTGGAGACGTTCGCCAGCGCAGAAAGAAACGCGGGGATCTGGTCAACAGACAGGTCCTCAATCGGGGTACCAAAAAGTGAAATAGCCGCATTCGCCCGCGTCGCCGGATCCTGAATGGAAAGCAGGCCCTTTGCTGTTTTCTCCATCGCCTTGCGCGCGCTTTCGCCGCCAGTCGCAATCGCGGAGGACATAGCCGCCGCATCCAGCCCGATTGCCTTATAAGCGCTCACGCTGTTTTTTGACATGTCAGAGCCGCGGATGCTGAATTCCTTGATGGCGTCCCCGGTCTTATCCAGCGCAAACTTACCTTGCTGCGCCATGTTGACCAGCAGCGACATAGCCTCCGCGCCGGTGAAGCCCATATTGCGGAAGTGGGTAGAATATTCATGAAGGATTTCCGGCATCTCACCGCGCATCTGAGTGGAAACGCGCTGCATACCGGCAGTGATAAGGTCGAATGCTTCATCACTGCTGCGAGCCAGACCGTTTTTCATCATGATCGCGGCCATCTGGATATGCTCCGTCATATCCCCGCCCAGGGCGGTTTGCAGATCCAGCGCCTTACGTGAAATGCGCGTCAGCTCCTCGTCACCCACCGCGCCGAGCGCACCCAGCGTACTGCGAACGCCCGCGACAGCCTCAGATATACGGGCTAAATCGCGACTGACGCCAGCGGCGTTAATGTCCTGAATGATGCGGGAATAGCGCCCGCCGGATGCTGCGCCCTCGCCGTTCTGTGCGGCGATAACAGAGGCGTGCTCCTGAGTCTGAATCTGCGGCGCCATCAGCCGCGCACCCAGATAGCCCGCCCCGGCGCTCGCCGCAGTCATCGCCAGACCAGCACCACGCATCTTGCCGGCAATCTCTTTAGCACGGTCATACTGCATGCGCGCTTGCGTGGCTGCCGCGAGCTGGCGACGTTCGCGCTCAAGGGTCTGGTTATATTGCTCGGTTCGGCGAATGGCACTGGCAATGGTCTGACTGCCGCCCGCAAGGGACACGCCATGACGGCGGAGCGCCTCGGAGGCTCCCCGGAGACTCTCGGTCTCTTTATCGCGTCGAACTTTGAGGCGATCCAGCTTGGCCGCGAGATCGGTCATCTGCTGGCGCTGCTTGTCCGTCAGCGTCGCGCCTGACCGCTGGGCTTGTTTCAGTCCTTCCAGCGTGCGGGTGGTATCGTCGATAGTGCGGGAGGTTTTTTTGACGCTGTCGCGCATACGGTTGAAGGCGGCGGACTGCCGCTCAACCTCTTTGATTGAACTTTGTGTTTGTTTAAGAGAGTCAGAAAGGCCGCCAATAGCTTTACTGGCGGCGCTGACCGGGCGCGTAAGCTTATCAATTGCACTGAACGCAACGCGAACGCTAAGATCCATCGTCGTCATCCTCCTGTTCATGGTTGCCGCTTCTGATGGCCGCCTTTTCGCGCCAGGCCATCAGCTCGCGCAGCTCCATGCCGTACATCTCGGAGGGCGGCCAGTGAAATACAACTGCGACGTCGGCGATCAGATCGTCGACGTCAGAAAATACCGCCTCTCTTATTCGCTCCCCGTCTCCGCCTCGTTCGGTACGGACGGCGCCGGTTTCGTCAAAAAAGGCGTGATCTCTTCGCACAGCGCGGTGAAGTCACCGGTTGCCAGTGCGGCAATTTCGGTACTGGTCAGCTGCGGACTGGTGGTGCGCGTCAGCAGGGTTGAGACCGCATCGAAATCGAAGTTCAGCACATCAACCAGACGCAGGCCGCGCAGGGAGCCAGCCTGTTTGATGGTGTCGGTGATAGTGATGGTAATAATTTCCTGATCGCCGCGCTTAACCGGCTTACTGAGAATAACGGACATAGCATTTTCTCCGGGCGGCCAGCAGGCCGCCTTAAAGGTGAATAAAAAGGGTTATCAGCTGCCGAGGCCCAGCGCCGACATAATGCGATCCGGGTAGAGATTTTCCCCGTTACGCTTGTAGATAAAGTTCAGCAGGTCGATTTCCAGCAGCGGTTTACCGTCTACCGACTCTTTGTAGTAGGTGTTTTTAATGGCATAGGTATGATTGGTGTCGTCACCCTGTTTCGCATCACCCGGATCGATTTCGGTGATGCGGCCGCGCATCTCAACTTCCAGCAAAGAGCTGGTCCCGCCGCTGTAAATCTCACCAGCAAACCGCAGGCGCACTTCGTCAATATCGCCGCCATATTTCAGGATCAACGTCTCGACCACGCCGCCGACTACCATCGACGCATCGAGCGCCCCGGAGTCAAGACCCAGATCGACAGCCACCGAGCCGACCATACCGCCGCCCTGATAGTCTTCGGTCTTACGGGTCAACTTCGGCAGCGTCACGCTCGGCACTTTCCCGATGAAGTTTTCCCCGTCAACAAAGAGGGTAAACAGCCGGAGTTTTTTAGGAATAGCCACTATTCACCTCCCAGCGATGCAAAAGCAGATTCGTAATACTGATCGGTGAACGTCTGGATCATCGTCAGGTCTTCCAGCGGCGGCACCGGGCTGTAGTTGTAGCGCACGATGGCTTTACCCTGCCGCAGACCAACGGTTGGGTTATCAACGATATCAAACCAGCACGCAGCGCCAATCAGCTTGCCAGCGGTGACCAGCGCCTGAAGTTTGGCGTTAATGCCGCTTACCACGTCTTTCACGTTTGCAGGTGTCAGCGGGGTATCCACGGTGGTGAACTGCGCTTCAGCAATGCTGTCCGCCAGAATCTGTGCGGTTCGCGTGTACACCTCGAAAATAAATTCCTCGGTGTCGGTGGTGCGGTTGCCCCAGAAGCGGAAGCCGTCGCGCTTAATCAGCGTTGTGATCTCGTTGGCGTTAAGCTCGTTGGCGTCGGAGTCCTCCGCCTGCAACGCCCAGAACACGTCCTTCGCAATCCCCAGCACGTTTTTGACCGGCACGTTTGACAGTGATTTATGCCAGCCCTGCTCGTTGTCGATAAGCGCCCGCAGACCCAGCGCATACGCCACGGCGGGGAACTCTTCATTCACGCCAGTCAGTGGGTTGTAGGCGATGAAGTTCGGCCAGATCAGCATGCCTTCACGCTCTGCAAACGTCTCGCGGTAGGTTTTCGCCTCCGCAATGGTGTCGCAGCCGTGGCAGTAGCTGTAAGAGAACGCCCGCAGCTGCTTTGCAATAACCCGCAGCTGTGCGGTCACTTCGGCAGTGTCGTAATCCGGCACGCCGAGAATGCGCGGGCGATAGCCCGTTTTCTGCTCTGCCGTCAGGAAGGCAAACATCCCGGTGTAGCTGCCGTCAGCCTGTGTGCCGCCGATAATCAGCTGCGACTGCGTCAGCTCATCTTCCCCGACCTTGGCCTCAGCAACGCGCACGACGATCACGCGGGTGCTGACCTGGTCAGAAATAGCTTTCAGCGATTTATACAGAGAGCCGGTTTTACCTGCTTTGCCGAGTACGCTGATAACCCGCGTCAGAAGCACCGGTGTGTTAAGTGGAAAAGCGAGAGGGTCGGCGTCTTCGGCTACCGCGACCAGACCAATGACCGTTGAATCAATGTCATTGATCGCGGTCTGGAGGTCGGTATTTTCCCTGACGCGCGCCCCGTGAAAAAAGTTGTCGGTCATACTCTACCGCCATCATGTTGAGTGAGTTCGCGGTCATCTTCGCCGGGATGGCGGGCCGCTGTCGTGTCTTGAGGGTTGTGACCATTCCGTCACAACAAAAAGCCATCGCCAGTATCGCGCGCGCATGAAACCATCAGCGGTGGGGGAATACATATGGCGCTGACAACAGACACAATCGACAAGGCAAAAACGCTACTGGATGAAGGCGTACAGCGCTTTCAGGACTATCAGTCCGAGCTGTCACGCGTGCCAGCCTTCAGCATCCTGATGGGCGGCAAAGCCCTGACGCAGCTTGATCCGCGCATCATTTCACTGGAGCTGACGGACAACCGCGGCTTTGAGGCCGACGAGCTGACCATTGCTATCGACGACAGCGACGGCCTGATCGAGCTACCGCCGCGCGGTGCTGAGCTATCGGTGTCGCTGGGGTGGCAGGGTGAGCCGCTGGTTTACAAAGGGGTTTACACCGTTGACGAGGTCGCCCACTCAGGGCCGCCGGACAGGCTGGAAATCACCGCCCGCAGCGCGGATTTTCGGGACGAGTTTAACGTTAAGCGCGAGGTATCCTGGCACGACGTGACGGTCGAGCAGATTGTGTCGGCCATCGCCAGGCGCTACAAACTGACGCCGGTGATTTCCGAACAGCTGATGAGCGCTGAGATTGATCACGCTGACCAGACCCAGGAAAGCGACATGTCATTTCTGACAAGGATGGCCGACCTTCTGGGGGCTATCGCCACCGTCAAAAATGGCAGTCTCCTGTTTATCCTGCCGGGTGGCGGCGTCAGCGCGAACGGCAAAGCACTGCCGGAGTTTGCGATCACCCGCTCAAGTGGCGACCGGCATTCGTTCCGCATCGCCGACCGTGACGCCTACACCGGCGTGCAGGCGTACTGGCTGGATCTGGAGTTTGGCAAAAAGAAAAAGGTTACCGTTAAGGAGCGCAAGAAAAAGACCGAGAACAAGCCGCGCAGCAGCGCAAGGGAAGGGGATTATATCGCCGGTGAAGACGGTAACGTTTTTGTGCTGCGGACAACCTTCAACAATGAGATTGCCGCCCAGCGAGCCGCTGCAGCGAAGTGGCAACAGCTCAAACGCGGCGCCGCCGAATTTAATATGACGCTCGCTTATGGCCGCGCAGATTTGTACCCGGAAATGCACGGCACGGTATCGGGCTTTAAGACGGATATTAATAATCAGGACTGGATAATTGCGAAGGCCACCCACTCGATCGACGACGGTGGATTTAAAACGCAGCTGGAGCTTGAAGCGAAAATACCTGAATGGATTGCAGAAAGTGAGGGTTAGCGGCCATAATATGAGCGAGTTCAACTCCCGCCCGGGAGGCCATCATGTTCAAGTGTCCTATCTGTGGTGCCGTTGCGAAAACGCGCACCAGTCGTCCGTTGAGCAACACCACCGTCCGGCATTATCACCAGTGCCAGAACTTTGAATGCAGCATCACATTTACCACCCTGAACAGCGTTGAAAAGCTGGTCACGAAACGCGGTCATCGCGAAAAGTTGCCACCTGGCTTTATCCCCTCAGATGCATTTCCTGCCTCGCATTACGGCAACGATCAGCTCAGCTTTGCCATATAAAATAGCCCCTCTATGAGGGGCAGAATATTTTATTTTTTGGGAGGTAGATCCCTGCCACCGTTAGGGGGTTTGCATCGTTTAATTCGAGAGATGGCCAACCTCCAACCGCGAATAAACCCATGCCTACGTAAGCAAGAAATGGCATAGGCTGAGCAAGAGGGGTGATACCGGCATCGTTGTCTTATTGAGTCAGGAGCTATCGCACGATAAACATGAATCACTCGAATGCTTAACCACGCAAGCATTTACACCTCTTGGCGGAATGTAATCACATAGTAATTGACTGGACCAATCTGCTTCCCTCCAAACAGACTGCCGCATCCAGGTTGTTCTTGTACCCCAATGCTGTCAATACGTTGAAACTCCCAACCATCCTCAGCCATCTCATTAACAACGTTTTCGAGGTATACAGCAGCAGCACTGTCCTTGCTTACCTTCTTTGCATTAACGATGACGTTCGGTGGGATTTGAACCATTTTATATTTATACAT